CTAATGAATACCAAGCGGTATTTGAAATATTCAGAGAATTTGTAGAATTCACACGGAGACCTGGAACCTTATTTATTGCCGATCCAGTAAGACATATTTTTGTACAAGGTAACAAACTTGTATCAGAATGTCGTGTGTGGGATGACGAAGACGGGGAAATGGTAAATGTAAACTTCCCACAACATATATATTGGCCATTAAAGAATCTATATGCAGAAACAAGTACTAGTTATGCATGTACATATGCTAACTGGGTTAAAGTTGCAGATACGGAATCTTCGGAATTTCATTGGATGCCGTTTTCTGGATTTGCTGCAGGAATTATGTGTGATGTGGATCGTACATATTTCCCATGGTTTGCTCCTGCGGGATTAAATCGCGGAAGAATTGGCGGAATTGTAGAAATCGGATATAACACAACTCAAAAACAACGTGACCTATTGTATAGAAGTTCAATCAACCCTGTTGTATTCTTCCCTCAAGATGGATTCGTTGTTTGGGGCCAAAAGACGCTATTGAAGACTCCAAGTGCATTTGATCGCATTAATGTGCGTAGATTATTCTTGGTGTTAGAAAAAGCAACATTAGCTGTCGCTAGATACTTCGTATTTGAACAAAATACAATATTCACGCGTACGAGATTAGTAGATACATTAAGACCGATATTCGAGAGAGCTAAGAATAACGAAGGTTTATATGACTACATGATTGTATGTGATGAAAGAAATAATACACCAGATACAATTGACAACAATGAACTAATTGTAGATATATACTTAAAGCCTGTTAAGACTGCAGAATTTATCTTGATCAGTTTCATTGCAACAAGAACTGGACAGGAGTTTTCAGAATTAATTTAATAAAAGGAGAGCATTATAATGGCATTAGAACCTAATTTTTTACCGCGTTCATTTTACGAACAAGCGTTAGAGCGAGATTTTTCTCGTGATTTTCAATTAAGAGTAATTGATATTGGAAATGGCTTTATAACAGAAGAAGATAATGTTTTTATTAAAACTACATCTCTTCCTAAGTATCAAATTCATAATCAACCCACAAATTTCATGGGTATGAAATTTAATATACCAGGAACTGCTGAATATGCAGGTAATGAAGCATGGACAGTGCAGTTTCGTTGCGATCTTACTTTTAATATTCGACATAAAATAGAGACATGGCAACATCAAATATTTACACAGTTTGATCAACCCGAACTAGAAATTGCGCCCGACGGACCAGGAGCCGGTATTTATAATGTCCCATCTATGGAACGAACGGCCACATTAGCATTACATGATAGATCTGGTAAGTTTTATAGACAATATTCATTAATTGGTGTATATCCTGTAAGTATTGGTGATATGAATTATGACCAAACCGGTAACGGGGCTATAGTTGACTTGCCGGTTACATTAGCTTATCAATGGTGGGAACTTGATTTTATTGATTGTCCTGAGGCAAGAATGGAACCAGATGTTGAAGATAATTGTTAATTAAACAAATGTTTAAAAGCGCCCCAGGGCGCTTTTTTTTGGCCCATAGCATAAATAATTATAAAGGATATTATATGATACAACGATCCCCACAATTTTTTTGGGAAGCCCTAAATATAGGAACACCATATACTCAGATGGCATTAAAACCGTTATGGTTTGTATCTTTTAGGTTACCTGATATTTTAAATATAGGAACAGGAGACGATGGAAGATTAGGCGCAGAAGTAGACATAGGTGAATATACAATTTTAAATGAAAAAAGAGCTTTATTGGGTGATTTAGATAATAACGGGGCGGCCTTTGGACCTACTGATGCTTGGGATGGAACTGAACCAGATCGTATAAATTATATACGCACAACTGATTCAAAGTGGATATATAACAACGGTAACATGTTTGTATCTGATGTAATAGTACCAGGTGATTCATATTTGGTCTCTAGAAAAAAAATAGACAATTATGGAAGAGGAGAAGTTGCAGGATTAATTGGTGGTGGACGAGGAGATTTTGAACCTCTTAGTATTAAATTTTTTGAAACCAATTCATCTTTTGTTGAAACAGTTATTCGTCCATGGCTTATTTATACTGCTCATAATGGGCTTAAAATACAAAGTGTAAAAACAAACATTTATGTAGTCTTACTTGGATTTAATATAAATGAAATAAATAATCCGACAGAATATTATATAAGAAAATCATATACATTTCACGGTGCGTTTCCACAAACCGTAGGAACGGAATCATATGATCACATAGATGGTTTAATGGTGCGCGATGTACAATTTGGCTATAATTGGTATAGTACTCAGGGTTGGTATGAAGGGGGAGAATAAAATAATTATGAGTATATATAAAACTGACATATATATTCCTTCGATAAACACAATACACCCTTTTAATGAAATTAATACTCTTCAACAAAAAGGTATATGTAAGGCCGCTTTAATATCACATGATATATATTGTACAGAATTTTTAAATTCATTGGTTGATGTTTTTTCTCAAAATAGCAATAAATTAATAGTTGACGAACTAAATATACATGATTTATTATTGATTGCCATAGGATTAAGAATAGAAAGTATAGGATTGGAAATACCTTTAACTATTACTTGTAGTAAATGTAATAAACAACATAAATACACTATAAAATTAAATGAGTTATATAGTAAAATTTGGAAAAAAAATAATTTTGATAAAAAAATAGAAGATAATAACTACATTATAGAAATGTCGGTTCCTAGCATAAAAAAAGAAATAGATATAATGTATAAATTAAAAACAATTGCATTTACAGATGAAGTAGATGCAATAAAAAAAACGTTTGTATTGAATATAGATAGATATATAACAAACATAAAGAATAAGTCTACCGGTAAATATATAGAATTAAATAATAAATATCAATTTTTTGATAATTTATCCATAGATCTTATAAGTCAAATGCTAAATTCAATACAACAACTACAAATGGAATACAAATTATTTGATTTTAAATGTAATATTGAAAATTGTACTAATACACTATGTAAGACTTTAAATTATGATTTAGATAAATTCTATTTTTTCTTAAAGTTGCTATTTAAAAGCAATGTAATAGAAATTTTAAAGGACGAATTTTATTTGCAAAAAATAGGAGTATCATTATCATATTCTGATCAATTAACACATCTTGAACGTCAAATAATATGGTCATTTTTCAATGAATTAGAGGCAAAAAAGAAAGATGTATTAAAAACAACAAATAATGTTGAAAAACAATCACGGCCAGGGATCCCAAATTATAATAGGCGGAGTATGTAAATATGGAAACCTTTAAAGATATTTTTAAAAATATAGATTCTAACGGGATATATACCCCCGAAGAACTACAGCATTTCTTTTTGGGCGTAAAAAATAAAGTATCAAATTTATTAAACAACTATGAACACATAAAAAATGTAGAAACACCGGAATTATTCTATAAGCAAGCGAATATTAATGATATTATAAATATAACTGAAAATTCAGATGAAAATATACTTTCTGTTTTGAACAATTTGAAAAACGTATTAATTGGACAAATTCAAGAAAAAAACAATATTAAAAAAGAAGATATTTTAAATGCAATTACTGAATTTTCCAATAAACAAAAAGCTTTTCAAAACATATATCATATTATAAACAATGTTAATGATGAAATTAAAAAAATAAAATGGCCAAATGAAAAGGAAAATATAAGTGATATATCAACTCAAATTATAAATAAATTTTTTGTTGATTTTATTGATAATTTACCCCAAATGTCTAAAAATAATAATTTTATAGATAATACCCAAATAGATGTAAATTTAAAAAATAATATTCCGATATTGGATAATGTGTTCGATACAACATCTGATATTAACATGACAGAACATGATACTGGTACAAAAATAAACGATAATACTTTATATAATAGAAATATTCAAAATGAAGAAACGGTTAACAAAAATATTCAAAATGAAGAAACGGTTAACAAAAATATTCAAAATGAAGAGACGGTTAACAAAAATGTTCAAAATGAAGAAACGGTTAACAAAAATGTTCAAAATGAAGAAACGGTTAACAAAAATGTTCAAAATGAAGAGACGGTTAACAAAAATGTTCAAAATGAAGAGACGGTTAACAACTCGAATATCAGCAAAAATATTATTAATAAATCGGCATCGCTTATTAATAAAACAGAGGGACTTTCAGATAATATTGAATCAAATTACTATAATGAAACAAGTTTACAACAAATTGTTACTGACATTTACAATATAATTACTCAAACATCACAAAATAATAATGATCAAGTATTATATAGAAATATTGGTGGTGATGTGCCTGGTATCGGAAATACAGATACTGTTCCAGCTATGCTAACTCCGGGTGAATATGTGATAAATAAGGAATCTACACAAAAATATAAACCCATATTAGAACAAATTAATAATGATACTTTACCAAAAAATATAATAATAAATAATTCATTAAATGATGTATCTAAATTTAAACATGGGGGCATGGTTAATGTTAATTCAGATCCTTCTAAAAATGATTTTTTTGAAAATATATTAAATACTATTCAAGGACATTCAATTGAAGAATCATTAAAACCATTGAACGGTATTCAGTCAATAATGAATAATGAAATAAAAAACGCATTTGACCAAACAAAAAATACAATAACACTTCAAAATATTGATAAGGGTATACAACAATCTTCACAACTCGGGCAAGGACAAACACAAAAGAATGTTCCTGTTCCTACACCTCAAAGTCCACCTGTTGGATCAGATAGTTCATATAATGGTATACGTGATCCAGCTTATTTGTGTAGAATACAGGCATGGGAAAGAATTACAGGTGGAGTATCAAAAATAAATACAATGTAAGGCGGGAAAAATATGGTAGAAAATATAGGTCAAGTTTATGATATAGTACACAATATAGACGGTCGATGGTGTGCAGCTGACGCTTATAGTACCACTTTAGAGGATGTGCCTCAAATAATAATGACAGAATATCAACAGCAAGGTAATGCTGTTGAACGCGCGGCTGTTTATTGGGCGGATTTTGATGAGAAACTAAAAGAAGATAATCCATATCAAAATCTGTATAAAGCAAATGAAACTGGTAATGTGTATTGCTTACCGTATTTAACAGATGAACACCATAGAGTAACCCAAAAATGGGCGCAAGGACAAGGACCAGGATTAGAAAATGAAATAATAAAACTTTCATTGGCTAAAGCAGGAGATTATACCGCATGGGCGGGTGTAGAACAACCAGAAAACTGGGCAGGGCAAAGTTGGGGTAATTTCACTTTTTCTTTTTATTTAATTAACACCTATGACCCAGAAATAGATATTTATAATAATTTTACATTTTTATACACCTTTTTGCGACAAAATATATTAGAAAGACCCAATGCGATTGTTTATGTACCCCCTTGTATATATGAAATAGTAATACCTGGCATTAAATATATTCCTGTTGGTGTTGTTAATGATTTGAAAATAACAAATGTAGGGGCAATGCATAATCATTTATTACCTGAATATGGGGTTAAATTTAATATACCAGATGCGTGGCGGCTGGATATTGGTATTCATGAAACTATTCTTGAAAGTCGTCGATTATTAGATACCGTTTTAGATGAATCATATAGTAAAGTTAGTGCAGTATTGAAATGAATAAACCATGAAACATAATGATATAAAAAATATAACAAAAAAATTATATACTGTAAATATGGAAAACATATTTAATGTATATATTGACAATGAATTATTAAGTGATAAATATTTTTATAATATGCTTAAAACTGTTATAATACCTTCTGATTTAAATAAAAAATTATACGAAGAATATACAGTTATAATGGGAGACACATGGCCTAAATTGGCATATAATTTTTTTGGACAAGTTGAGGCATGGTGGATAATTTGTATTACAAATAATATATATAATCCATTAAATTTTCCGGAGCCTGGTAGCATATTAAAGATATTAAATAGAAATGCGGCACGACAAATATTAACTGTAATTAATGAAAAATAATGGGATTTAAAACTACAACAAAATTTCAGAGGGATGCATTTGGTAATTTAACCAATAAATGTTGGGATGGACTTGGAGCCAATCCATTAGGAATTCCAAGATGTTCTAATGAGGGTGGTGAAGGGAACCAACAAATACCCCCACTTGGTAAAGAACAAATATCAACAGATCAAAATAAACTTGAAGGTAGACAAGAATGGGAATATAAAATTCAAATATTAGATATGGGACAAGGTTATGATAAATGGATTGATCCTGCTAATGTTCGAGAAATGTATTATGAAGAAGATTGTTTTACAGCAT